GTTTGCTCCTTTCGTTTGACAGAGCACCGTCCTACATTTGAAGGGAATGAGCGAGAAGGATGAGCCTCAAAAGCCTGATTTTACGGGGAAAGAGCAAATAATCACCACCAAGGCTCTGGCTAAGGCTTTTGGATGCACAATTCAATACATCGCGAAATTGGCTCAAGACGGAATCATCTTCAAAAAGGATACTGGAAAATACCTTTTGTTTGAGTCCGTCAATTCTTACATTCGCTATCTGAGATCGGCTCCAAAGAATCAATGGGGTAGTAAGGAGGAAGGGCAAACCGATTTCGACCGGGAGAGGCTAAGGAGGACCAAAGAGGAAGCCGACAAGCTTGAGCTTCTCAACGCTAAGACTCGGGGTGAACTCGTCGAGGTTGAGTTAGTCAAGAGGGAGGGTGAGAAAGTAATGGCAGCGATTAAGACCACGATTCTAAACGCCTCGGTCCCTGATTCGGTGAAGGACAAGACCTTGCAGGATCTCGTGGCATTGAAAGATAAGGACTTCTCGGGATCATGAGCGATCAACTTCGAGAAATCTTTTCATCGTGGCTAAACGTATTTGAGCCACCACCCCGTCTATCGGTTTCGGAATGGGCGAATGAATACCGCTTTCTTTCTTCGGAGTCTTCCGCAAGTCATGGGAAATACTCAACCGAAATGACGCCCTATGCTGTGGAATGGATGGATTCTGTTCTAGATCCTGACACTACGGGGACCGTCTTGATGGTAGGGGCTCAACTGGGGAAGACAGAAGCTCTAAACAATCTTGTGGGATACTTTATCGACGTTGACCCGGCCCCGATGCTGATGGTTCAGCCGACCGTTGAGATGGGTGAGGCATGGAGTAAGGAGAGATTGGCACCGATGGCTAGGGATACACCTAGAATTAAAGATAAGCTCTCTGACGTTAAATCTAGGCACTCGGGGAACACCATCGCTCATAAGACTTTCCCGGGTGGCAACCTAGCGATCACCGGCGCAAATGCTCCTTCTGGACTCGCAGCCCGTCCCAGGAGAGTTGTTTTCTTGGACGAGGTTGACCGCTACCCCGTGACGGCTGGGAGTGAGGGCGATCCCGTCTCGCTTGCCGTTAGGCGAACAGAAAGCTTCTGGAATGCCGTTGTCGTGATGACGTCAACTCCTACCGTAAAAGGCCGAAGCAGGATTGAAACGGAGTTTGAGGCTAGCGATCAAAGGCGATACTTTTGCCCTTGTCCCAAGTGTGGACATGAGCAAACCCTAAAATGGGCGAACGTGCGATGGGATGCGGAGGATGGCTCAGACGCCTATCTTCATTGTGAGGGGTGTGAAGAGCGACTAACTGATGAGGATAGGATTCAAATGGTCATGAACGGGAAATGGGTGCCGACCTATCCCGAGAGAACATTGAGAGGTTACCACCTTCCCGGTATTGCCTCGATGTTTCGCCACAAGAGGGGATATCAAAACCGTCTTCATCAAATGGCGGCGGAAAATATCAAAGTCAAGAAAGCGGGAAAGGAAGCACTGAGAACGTGGATCAATACTTTCCTAGGTGAGACATGGGAAGACGAGGGAGAAGGCGTGAAATGGGAACCCTTGATGCAAAGGCGCGAGGATTGGGGAGACTTCCCGAAAGAATGCCTTCTGGTTACCGCCGGGGTGGATATTCAAGGGGACCGGGTTGAGGTCGAACTTGTCGGATGGGGTGAGGGTGAGGAATCATGGAGTCTAGACTATCGAGTCATCATCGGAGATTTTAATACTCCCGAGGTGCAAAGGGAACTAGACGAGGTATTGAAGACGAAATGGATTCATCCTAGCGGATCAGAGATCGCCATCTCATGCACTTTCATTGACTCGGGGCATAAGACAAAGACGGTTTACTCCTACACGAAGCCGAGGCAAATCAGAAAGGTTTTCGCGTGCAAGGGGGTGGGTGGTCCCGGGGTTCCAATGGTCAATAGGCCGACAAAGCAAGGGGCTGAACGTTCCCTTTTGTTTTCTGTTGGGACCGATACCGCAAAAGAGTTGATCTACTCCAGATTGAGCCTAGGAGAGAAGGGTGACGGGTTCATGCACTTTCCGAACGACCGCCAGGAAGATTGGTTTCGCCAGCTTACAAGTGAGGTAAAGGTCACACGTTATCGAAATGGCATCCCCTATTCCCATTTCGAGAATCCCTCAAAAGCGAGGAACGAGGCACTAGATTTGAGGGTTTACGCCAGCGCAGCCTTGGCATTGTTGCGGGTCAACTGGGATACTTTGAAAAGGACAATTTTGACGCCTAAGCCAAAGGAAACCGAGAAGCCCAAAAAGAAGACGGCAAAGAAACGAGGAGGATGGGTGAACAACTGGTAAGAATTGACATATCGTCAAAACTTAATGGAAGACGCCACCAACGAAGAAAAGTTGTCAAAGGCTTTGGACACATTGGAGGTTATTGACGCCACTCTCCTGAAACTTTACGCAAAGACCGCATCCTCAACCTCTTTCGGGGATCAGTCGTTGACGCTCACGAGCATCAAGGATCTAGAGGAAAGCCGCGACAAATATCGGGTTGAGATCCAACAATTAAAACAAGCAGTGGCCGGGAGTAGGAAAACTCTAAAAATCCAGTTTAGATGATCGGTAAATTCTTTCAACGCAAACCGAAAGACAAGGTTAAGAAGCGCAGTTTCAAAGCGGTTTCTTCTAGTCGTCTGTCTCTTGACTGGATCACATCTTCTCTTTCTCAAGATGGGGAGTTGAGGGGGAACCTAACGAGTCTCCGCAATCGTTCGCGCGATCTCGAAAGGAACAACGAATGGGTGAAGGGTTTCTTGCGATCTCTTGAAAACAACGTCTTAGGAGAAAAGGGGGTCTCTCTCCAGGTCCGATCGAAGGAGCCAAACGGAACGCTTGACGAGGTAGCGAACAATCTGATTGAAGCGGGTTGGAAACAATGGGGACGGCGCGGGAATTGTGATGTGACCGGTAAGCATTCTTGGTGTGATGTCCAAAGACTAATCCTACGTTCTATCGCAAGGGATGGAGAGGTGATCATCAGGATGATGAGGTCTAGCGATGGTCTGAGACTTCAAGTCTTGGAAGCTGACCTTCTTGATGAGACATATTTTCTAAAACTAGATAATGGGAATGAGATCAGATTTGGTATTGAATTTGATCAATACAGGAAGCCGATAGCATATCACATGCTGACGAATCACCCTGGGGATTCTCAATTTGGGGCTGATTTCAAAAGGCGAGTTAGAATTCCTGCGGATGAAATCTTACATCCATTCCGAACGGAACGAGCAGAGCAAACAAGGGGCATTCCTTGGTTGGTATCTTCAATGAACCGTCTCAAGATGTTAGACGGTTACGCTGAGGCCGAGCTTGTCGCGGCTAGGACGGGAGCGGCAAAGATGGGATTCTTCACCAAAAAGACACCCGAGGGATGGACAGGGGAAATAGATGATGACGGGAACCTCCCCGTTGATGCCTCGCCAGGAACAATCGAGGAACTCCCAATGGGGGTTGACTTTCAATCTTGGGACACCAACCACCCTAATTCTGGTTATGGAGATTTCGTCAAATCGTGCCTCCGTGGAGTCGCTACTTCTCTCGGCATTAGCTATAACTCACTTTCCAATGATTTGGAGGGTGTTAACTATTCTTCTATCAGAGCGGGGCTCTTGGAGGAAAGGGAAGTTTGGAAAGCAATCCAAAGATTCTTGATCGAACATATTCTCGAACCGATCTTTGAAGCTTGGCTTGAGATTGAACTTCTTTCGGGACGCTTAGGGCTTCCTTTTGATAAGTTCTGGAAATTCAACGCTCCTGATTTCCGAGGCCGTCGCTGGGCTTGGGTTGATCCCAAGAAGGATATGGAAGCCGCAATTCTCGGGATTCAGCATCACATCACAACTCATCGAGACGTTATTGCAGACGGAGGGGGAGATGTTTACGAAGTCTTTACCAAGGCCAAGGATGATGAAGAACTAATGGATCAAATGGGACTCACTGAAGGAGAGACTACGGATCCTGTAGAAGAGGGCGAAGAACCAGCAGTTACAGAAGAAATTCAAAAGACTGCGTTAAATGGGGCTCAAGTAACCTCATTGCTTCAATTAGCCAATCAAGTTGCAAATGGAGAGATCCCCTTGCCTACTGCAAAGGCGATTGCTGAATCAGCATTCCCTGCTATTGGACAAGATAAGATCAATGAGATTTTTGATAGCATCGAAGTAAAAGAAGATCCCGCGCAATTTGACACGCCATCAGAAGATGATGGTGACTCGCAAGGAGATTCCTAAAAACAAGCTTTGGCATCGGTCTCTGGAGATCGACAAACGGGCCATTGACGAAGAGTCTAGAACGGTTGAACTAGCATTTTCCTCTGAGTTCACCGGAGAGCGTTGGTATGGGACCGAGACATTGAGCCACGAGAGAAGCGCGGTTCGCCTTGATCGAATCAATAATGGGGGCGCATTGCTTTTAGAGCATGACCGCAACGATCAGATCGGAGTCGTTGAGCGTGCGTGGATCGATGACGATAAAAAGGGAAGGGCTCGTGTTAAGTTTAGCAAGAGCGCACGAGGTGAAGAGATTTTCCAAGACGTGAAAGACGGTATCAGACAGTTGGTTTCTGTCGGGTATGTGATTCACGGTGAGAGCACCCAAAAGCTAGATGGAGGTCGGGAGGCCGTCACTGCTACTGACTGGGAGCCTTACGAACTGAGCTTGGTCAGCATCCCGTTCGACGACTCTGTGGGAGTCGGGCGAAAGATGGAAAACGAAACCACGGACAAAACTAATACTACTAAAACCATGTCTGATACTATCAAAGACCAGGCTGACAAGGCCACTCCTCCCGAGGCTCAAAAGCGTTCCGTGGAGGTGATCAACGAGCGTCCCACCGTGGACGCTAAGAAGGAGCGGGAAACTGCTATTAGCGCAGAACGTAGCCGTATTGCACGCATTCAAGAGATTGCTGAGGCTTCCAAGTCTCGGGGAATCGTTCTTGATGCCAACAAAGCGATTGAGCGAGGAACTGATATCAATGAGTTTCAGTCCGAAGCCCTTGCTGCATTCACCAGCCGACATACCGACTACACCCCTGCCAACGATCTTTCCAAGAGTGAAAAGCGGGATCTCGCAAAATTCGATCTTTCCCGAGCCCTGCAATCCTGCATCGGAGAGCGGAAACTTGAAGGCATCGAGAAGGAAATCGTCACTGAAGGTTTTCGTGAGGCTAACGAGGCCGGAATCAAGCGAGGTGGCGGAATCATGCTTCCCGGCTTTTACGTCAATCGCGCCCAGCGTGACATGACTGCTACCGGGGGCACTGGTGGAGATCAAGGCGGAATGACCGTGGCTACTGAAAAGGCAGGTCTCCTCGATGACTTCTACAATGCTAACGTCCTCGCTCAAAGCGGTGCTACGGTTCTGACCGGGCTTACCAGCAATCTCGACGTTCCTCGTTTGATTGCCGGAAGTGATCCCGCAGGCAAGGCCGAGAATGCCACTGCCGATGAGATCGCACCGACGACCGCTCAACTTGAGCTTTCGCCGCAACGTCTCCCGGGTTACGTCAACATCTCGAAGCAGCTTATCATGCAGAGTTCATCTGCGATTGAAGCGATTGTTCGCTCTAACGTGACTGCTCAGATGCTTGCCGTTCAGGAAGCCGCATTCTTCCACGGAACCGGAACCAACGAAGCCGAAGGTATCGCTGGAACCAATGGAATCGGAAGCGTTGTTGGTGGAGATAACGGTGCTGCTCCTTCCTGGGAAGACATCGTTGATCTTGAAGAAGCAGTCGACGCCCAGAATGCTCTTGGTGGTAGCCTGTATTACTTCACCAACGGGCAAATCAAGAAGAAGCTCAAAGAGACTCCGCTCCAAGGATTGGGTGTTGAAGGTGCGTTCATCATCCCCCCGAACACTCGGAACGGAGAGATCGAACTGAACGGATACCGGACTGCGTTTACCAACGCAATCAGCCGGACTCTCGACAAGGGGGATGCTACTGGAGAATGTTCAGCCATCTTCTTCGGGAATGCTTCCGATTACTTCATCGGATACTGGGGTGGATTGATGCTTGACCTCGTCTCTGACGCTACCCTCGCTACGAAGGGACTCTACCGACTCGTCGGGGAGACCTACTACGATGGCGGCGTGCAGCGTCCTAAGAGCTTTGCAGCAATGCTCGACGCTCTGGGAGCGTAAATCACAACTTTCTTGTTTGGTTGTTCATAGTCCGAAAGGCGCAGGGGTTCCGGCTTCTGCGCCTTTTTGACTCTCTCAAAGTATCATGAAGACTCTTATCGTGACTGCCCCTTGCTTTCTTGATGAGAAGCCATTGGAGACTGGAGAAGTTCTAAAGCTTGAAGATGCGAAAGCATATCTATTGCTAACTGGTGGTCGGGTTAAACTCTTCGATGGAGTTATCGAAGAAAAGCCCGTTACCAAGAAAGCCGCTAAAAAGGCAGCTAAGAAAAAGGCTAAGTAATGCAAACTGCACTTGCTCAATCTTTCGGTGATTCGTTTGAAGAGCACCTTGAAGACTTCGCAGTTTCAATCGTTATCAATTCCCAGACTATTCGGGCCGTTGTTAACGAATCCCAATTTGGCAGGGAACTGATGGAGGGAGGCTTCGCCGATGACTCTGATATTGATGTGAAATTCCTACTCTCCGACCTATCGGCAATTCCTAGCCTTGGGGATCTCGTGACCTATCGAGATAGGAACTTTCGAGTTTCACGCCTAGGGATTCAACCTGGAGCCCTTGTCGGGGAGATTACTTGCCGACCGTCCAAGCGTTAAAGACGCTTCAGAAGCTCAATCAAGCCAGCGGTATCGGCTTTCAGGGCCTCAATCTCGTCTTCATCCATTGCGGGGATTGTCTTTCTTAGGATTGAAATCAGGCCGCGCAGATGGGGAACGTAGTTGTCCCTACCGAACTTTCTCTTTCTCTCCTCGTAAGCCTCGGGTGTGATGATCTTAGGATCATCTGGGAAGCATGAGATTGAAAGCTTAAGTAGCTTCTTAGGAGGGGCCTTGTCTAGCTTTGAAACGAACTCAAGCCATGCGTCCCGCTTGTCCTCGTTTGAGATCGTGGAGATTGCTTGGTGATGCTCAAAAGTCAGGGATGGAACCCTCTTCTCAATCGGGATTCTGCGGCAAACAGTGGCCAATGAGAGAAGGGATTGACGATCAACCCCCGTCAGTTTCTCAGCCTCAATCATCAATTCATTTGGAATCCTCTTTTTGAAATTGGTGCCACCGTAAACCAGCCAATCTCCGAGTGCCCATGAAAACCTTTTGGTGGCTTCTCCAAAGCGGTTTCCGATCTCTTGCCATTCCTCAAAGGGAAGCTCCCCTTGAAATTGAATCCCGACTTGGCCGGGAGTTTCGATAAGCTCTAAAGACATTGTTCAATCAGTTGTTTTAGTTTTTTGGAACGAGCAATTCGGCAATTCTCTTGCCCCGAAAAATTCCGCATAGCTCGAACAGGCGGAATTCCTAAAAGATTGCAGAGATCTACGCATCTCCGACTAACGGTTGCCCGGGTAACCATGTTATCCCTTGCGATCTGCGCCATTGATTTCCCTTGATAGCCAATTCCCGATATAAGAGATAGGCATTCAATCGAAAGGGCAGGATGGGGGCATTTATGAAGAATCCCGATCAGGGTTCGCATCATCATTAACTCTGGTGAATCCATCTTGGGTTGCTCTTCTTGGATTTCTTCAGGCATGACAACCGGGACCCTTTCGCCATTCTCCCAATAAAATCTTTCAGACATGTAATAAAAATTACCCTTCATTTGACAAATTAGCAATTCTTAATGGCTTTCAGGCAATCGGGAACATCTCAGACAATCCAGCAGGTCTCGGAGAGGTTTGAAACCGATAGATTCGGGATTGATACCGTGGAGCTTGTGGTGAAAATCCCAGACAATCTTTTCCCGTCTCAGGTCTTATCAGACTTCGCCCCTCATCCTAGGTTTTCAAACATGCTCCTTTCTAGGAGATCTGGATCTAGGAATGAGCCTGGTTACATGACGGTCTCCTATCTTTTTGAAGGATTCCTCCTTTCGATCCCTGAGCCCACATACGAGCTCACAACGTCTTTGACGGTTGAGCCTATTCAAACTCATCCAGACTTCGCCACGTTCGCAGGGACGCCAGCAGCCCCCCTTAACGGATCCTTATTTGTTGATCCTGAAACAGGATGGGAGTCATCTAAAACCAATGCCGTCTGGAAAGAATTTGTTGGATCAAGCAAAGCCGGGATTGATTCATATCTTGTTCCTGGGGCTGAATGGAGAGAAACTAAATTCCAGACCAACGAACCAACTGGAATCAGGGATGTTGGAACGATAGACAGTCCTGACGGTCCCGCCCCTAGCGTCTCAGGCCGAGACTGGCTAGCATGGGCAGAATCTTACATTAGGAGAGGGGCAGTCTATCAGGTAGCTACGGTCTGGAAACTATCGGGCCGAAATGGATGGGATTCAGACATCTATTAACCTCCAATTTAAATGGATTTAGAAACGATATTTCAAGGGGGATTTACTCCCGCAAAATGGAGACTCTTAGGGGACTACCTCAAAGGAGACAAGCTACACCCGGGGAAAGGAATCAGAATTGATAATTCTGCATCAAGTGGGAAGACGGTTTCTGCGATCAAGCAAAGAGAATACAGGAGGTCACAACAGCCGCCCTTTTCAATTCTTACTTTGCAAAAGGTCCCGGCCAGCGATCCCGCAGAATACAAGGTTACGCTCCAAGACGGCTCAGTCATCGAAAGGGATACAACATCGGGAAGCGATGGAGTGGTCGAACATGATTGCAACATTGGAGGTTCCCCGATGTCTACCAGACCGAGGCCGGAACTAACTCTATCAGATGGGGAGTTCATTGCAGTTACGTTCACCACTGATGCGGATGGCTTCATCCAAGGAACACCTGCCGTTGTCGCGGCATCAACAGAGCAAGATTCAATCCACCACCAGCCAGCCTCGGGAGAGGGGCTAGGAGAATCGGGGGACTATTGGATCAAGATTTCTCAACTCAATATCGTTTCAGGAGCCCCAGAGATCACGGTGTTTCAACAATCAGACATCGAGCACTCGCGGCTATGGAAGGGGCGAAACATCGGCGGGGCTCGATACATTCACAAAGAGCGGGACGGAGCAAATGATACCTACGACTTCCGAACGCTTGAGCAATTTGAGCCAGTCGGTAGAACTTACGGAAAAGTCATTGTTCCTTTTGTAAATGGAGACGAGCAGGATGATGCGAATGATTCCATCAAATTTTCCGCAATCGCAGAACGGGCGAGCAATCCCCAAGTCAACGTGAAAGATAACGGGGCCGGGATCATCACGGTTGAGGGTAACGGGAACTCTGGAGTCTTGGAGTGGTCTAACTGTGAAGACCCAGCAGTGACCGTTACACTTCTTCAGTGGGAAGACGGGTTAATCATAACAAATGAAGATACCAAGATCACCGCCGGTTGTTCTGGTAGTGGATCGGGGGGGTGATATGTTTGATATTGACGTTGATACCAGCAATCTTGAGCGAGTCATGCGCGACTTCGCGAAGCAAGCAAACAAGGAGATGGATGAGATTGTTGAGAAGCAAGCGGGGATGCTTGTTGGTCACCTTATTGCTTTGACGCCACCAGCAGCCGCTAAGAGCCAAGCGATGAACGATTCCGGGGGAGTTAAGCCAGAGGCTAGAAAGCGAGGAGAGAATCGCATCAAGGCAGACTTAGCAGTTCTATTTCCAACGGCTAGAATGAAACCTGAGAATGCCAAGGCAATGGTCAAGGCTGGTTATCAATTTGGAACGAGACGAGGCAGAAAGACGGTCAAAATGTATGCTGAAAGCATCTCTGATCTTCGCAGAATTCATCAATTAGCTAGATCAAAATCAACGGGACGGGTTAGGACGGGAACGACCGGGCAAAACATGGCACTCACAAGAGCCGCTTTGAAGAACCAATACTTTAAGATGATCAAGGGGGACGTTGGTATTCTTAGCGCGGGATGGATGAGGGCAGCTAGGAAGCTTCAAACTGCCAAGGGGAAGACTCCAACATGGATCACAAGGCATGGAACAAAACCTGGAGCAACCGAGTTTCGGCATTCCAAGTCTGGTCTGACGATTACTATCAGAAACAAGATGCCGTATTTTCCAAAAGATTACGCGAGACGATTTCAAAGAGCGATTGACCGTAGAGAATACGGATTGAAAACCGCACTTCAAGCGATGCTTGACAGGAAAGCTAGAAGAGCAACCCAACGAATGAAATGACAAGGACAGGAATTATCAGAAGGCTTCAGAGCTACCTTCAGACGGCTTATGATGGGCCGATTACAATCCTAGCAGAAGAGGATGACGGGGATTTAACCCCACCATGCGCCGTGGTTAGGATCGGCCAGAGCGATGAATTTGGAGCAAACCAAGCTTTGGTCTGGGACTTCAATGTCATGATCGCTGTCTTTCACGATGCAGATGAAGACTCTATCGAGACCGCAGAAACTCAATCAGAAGCCCTGTTTAACGAGCTTTGTGATATCGAGGAAGTGACCAACTATTTAGAGCTTGGAGGGTTCCTGGTTTCTGTCTGGAGACCGTTAACGATAGAGGCGGGAAGGGAAGAAACTAAATGGATGCACGTTCATGGTTTCCACCTCATTGCGGCAGACTCGCCTTGAATTTTGACACCTTGAAAGAGTCATGGCAGTTCAAGTTTCTGGAACTCAGGTTTCATGGGGAATCCCGGCAGATGGGAAGACGGCAGCGGATTCACTAGTTGAGGGAATCGTTCAAGATTTCGAGATTTCAACCGATGGCAATCTTACTGAAATCACCGATGAGGATGGGGATTTTGTTTCTCGTGTTGACCACGGAGAAAAGAACACGGTTACTTTCTCAAGCCTAGTAACCGACACAAGCCCAACGCTGCCAGCCAAGGGAGCTTCCGTGACGTTCTCTGCTGCGATTAATGGGGTTGCACTCAATACTGGGCTTTCATTCGTTGAGGATGCTTCGATTGCTTACGCTGGGACCAATACGACAACCGTTTCAATTACGGTTTCCCATTACCCTGACATGTCTGCTCCCTAATGTCATCTCTTGACAATCTCCAGAGGGCTCTTGATAGCGTCGAAGGAGCCACACCAAAGGAAGTAATTGACGCCTTTCTTCCTAAAAAGAAGGAGATCGCTGGGAGAAGTCTAGTTCCCCTAACCCTAGGGCATTCAATCTTTTTAGCAAATTGCGACCACCCCTTGTCTCGTGGAGAGCTTGAAAACTGGAAACCTCACGAGACCGCTCTTGCCTTATTTGCGTTCACGAGAGGATCTGGCGAACTAAAAGAAGAGGTTGCAAATGGAACGCTAGAACAATCCCTTGATGATTTCATGAAGGATATTCCCTTGGGATCAGTCCTAGCATTTACTGCCATTTTGATGGCTCATTATATTGAATCGCTACAAACAGGGGTTGAGATGCACGATCCTAACGCAAAAGGAAAGGCTCAAAAAAAAACCCTTTTGGATGGATTCTGTCAACGCTTGCGGGACTTTGTCGCCAATATCATTGGACGCCTGATTTCGTTCTTCACCAACTCCCGGTGAGTCAAGCCTTTGCCTTGTCCGCTTGTTCCGCTTGGGCTTCTGGGATGGAGCCTAAGAAGGGCGGTTACATGGACAAGGAACTTGATAGAAGATTGCAAGTTTTGGAAACAGAGAATTGACTTTTGAATTGATATAATGGCAGGAGCGCACGTCAGCATTGGAGCCGATTCCAAGAAAGCGGAAAGGGAGCTGAAGTCTTTCGAGAGGAAAACTCGTAAGATTGCCAAGAGTATTCAAAAAGGCTTTCAAGAAAGAATCGGACATAAGCTTTTTGATGGGCTGACGGGAGCAGCAAGAGCGGTCCCGGGTATTCTGAATGATGCGATCAAATCAGCTTCTGATTTAAACGAAGAGCTTTCAAAGTCGGAGGTGATTTTTAAAGATGCATCCTCTGAAATTGAGTCATTTGCAAATGGAGCCGCCGAGTCGATGGGGTTGACTAAAACGGCAGCACTTCAGGCAACCGGGACTATCGGGAATATGTTCACGGCAATGGGGATGAGCGGGAAAGAGGCCGCTGATATGTCCATGAGCATGGTTAAACTTGCCGCAGATCTCGGGTCATTTAACAACACTTCAACCGATGATGCTATCCAAGCAATCGGAGCAGCACTCCGTGGTGAGTCTGAGCCAATCCGCCGATATGGCGTCCTTTTGGATGATGCTACGCTAAAGGCCGAAGCATTAACAAAGGGCCTTTATGATGGAAAAGGAGCATTAGAACCGGCATCAAGGGCACTGTCAGCATACTCCGTCATTCTAAAGCAAACCACTTCCGCCCAAGGAGATTTTGAAAGAACGTCAGACGGTCTCGCGAACTCTCAAAAAATAGCAAACGCAAGGATTGACGAGGCAGCAACAAAACTAGGAATGGCACTATTGCCAGCAATGCAAAAGTTTGTCGATCTTCTAAACAATACCGATTTTGACGCAATGGCAGACGGGATCGCTGGTCTTGTTGATGGCTTTGCAAGCCTAGCCTCGACAGTTCAAGATGCATATGGATTCTACAAGGGCTTGATTGATCTGATGCGCGGAAATAAATCAGTTTTTGATGGTCCTCAAATTGAGACTATCAACGCCAATGCAAGCGGGATTGAAATGCTTCCAAAGGGGGAAACATGGGCTTCTTATTATCGCAAAAAGGAGGAAGAAAGACAACGGGCACAAGCCAGATTGCTTGAAGGGGCAGACCCTAATGATCCATTTGGGGAGCAGGCAATGAAAGCAAACAGGATGGCTGATCTTCAAAAACAAATTGAAGCTAGAAGAAAAGCAAATGAGGACTTCTTTAGTAGATCTGAGCGCAAGAAAAAGACAGAAAGCAAAGATCCTGCATCCAATTTGATTGACGCTCTCAGAGACAGATTGAGCATAGTCCAAGATTCTTTAAATCAATCCTCATCACTCTCGGGAAACCTTGCCGTTTCTTCAATGCAGAGAATCGGTGGAGGTGGTGGGGTTGCTTCAACCCTCGACATCCAAAAGAGACAAGCAAACTTGCAAGCTGAAATGGTTGAACTATTAAAACAAATCAACTCAGCCGGGGGCATGAGTGGCGGCATCTCCGACTTTTGACACAAACTAAAATTTAAGCATGAATCTTTACGTTGACCTAGACGCTTTGCAATTACGGGCATCCTTGACCGATGCAAGGAGGGTTTCGGGAATTGAGGTAAAGAGAGGTGATGCTTTTCCGCTTGTCGTTAGATTCGTTCAGGGTGGATCTCAGGTTAGACTTGATTCAACGACCGTCATCAATTTCGCGATCAAGGAAAACGGAAAGTATGATGACGATCCTCTAGTTTTAGAATCATCTTTCACTGCTTCTACCGTTGAAGATCCAGACAGCGATCCACGCTACACGGCAACGCCTAGCCTTAACACGACCGAGCTAAACGCGCTTTTCTCAATCGACGGGGATTCTTCAAACGATCCGAAATCAGTCGTTGCGATGGGCGAGCTTACGTGGGAAGCCACGGGGGACACTGGGCCGACTAGCACCCGCACTTTTAGCGTAACGGTCGAGAACGATGTTTATCGGGGGAGCGAATCAACACCCACGAGTCAACCAACTCCCGAGGCATGGTTAACCGCCAGGAATACGGAACGGGGAATTCAACCCATCAGAACAGGGCTTAACCATCTATTCCCGCCATCGGTTACGATTGACGGGGAAATTCTAGGATCTGGAGACGTTCCAATCACACTTGAGCCCTTGGTTTATTCCAGCACTGATTCTAACGGCTATCCTCAATACAGTGTGACCACTGCCGAAACGATTGATCTAGACTTAGCCTGGAACAATGTCTCAAAGGAGTGGGATCTAACGGTGGATTTCGGAGGATCACCCGCTACCGTAGTCTATGAATCTGATGGAATCGCGGCATCATACACAGACCCGACTGGAGTGACTCTCGTAGAACCTGGCCGGACTGATGTATCAATTACGAATCCCCTTGGCATTGTTGCGCCGATCATGGGGGATATGGGATACATTCAATCTACGGGACAAACGTATATTTACGATGGGATTGAATGGATTCCGATTGGCTGGCTTGCTAACACTATGACGGTTTCCGATTTGCCAGATGAGGGAATCAGCGAAGGGCGAAGATTGTTCGTAACTGATTCAGACGTTGCGGCATCTGGAAACTTTGGGGCAATTGTAAATGATGGGGGGAGCAATACCGTCCCCGTATTTTCAGATGGAACTGATTGGAGAATTGGTTAAATGTTAAAGGACAAGATTTCATATGGGGAAACCTACGATCTATCGGTTTCGGTTTGCGATTCTGATGGTAATGCCGTTACTATCGATGAAACCTATTCCGCGAAATATCGTTTCACGGATTCAAGGGAATTAGGAGGAACGGAGATCGCTGCCGGGGATATGGTGATTGCAGACGGGGTAGCCACTGCATCGATTGATACTGGGGACACTCCTTGGACTGCGGGAATTTATTTCTACGATGTCAGGATAACTGATGAAGAAGAAAATGAGTATGTCTCAGAAGTCATTCAACTTGTAATCTCAGCAACTCAAACTCTCCCCGCATAATGGCTTTGAGAACCATCCAGATCACGGCTAAGAGGAATCAAACCCTTTCAACCATTGTCATCAATCGGGGGCCTGCTGGGATCGCTGGAGAGTCTAATTACGTCAACCCTGTCGTATATGGAGCCGACCCAACGGGGACGATTGATTCAGCCCCCGCGATTCAAGACGCAATCACTGAGGCGATAAGCAGGGGGACTGGAGTTTTAATCCCTTCTGGGGAATACCTCTTGGAGTCATTCACCACGGGAACAATCCACCTTTCACTTTTTGAAACTAATTCTGTTTCTGCCAATTCGAGATGTGACTTCATCGGAGAAGGCAGAGTTATCCTGACAACCGCACAATCAGACTCCACAGTTCTAAGGCTTCAGGGAAGCAGTAGAAACGCTAAAATTTCAAACATTCATTTTAAGAATACAGCAACCGGAACCACGGACTTGTCTTATGGTATCAATTCGATCAGCGGGGGAACTGGTATCATCAACCCCGTGATCTCTGATTGTTTGTTTGAGGGTTTTGCAGTCTCCGTGGGATTGGCTGGCGTTGACGGGGCTCACATCGAAAGGAATCGATTTCTAGCTCCTAACGGTAGGGACGGGGGATCATCTTCTAACACCAGCCCCAATGTCTTTATTCGATGCGATTCGAGTCTTTCAGGAGGTGCGGTAAAGAACACAACCGTCAAAAATAATCTTTTTGATGGATATTCTGGACTAAATGGGATTGCTACTGATGCGCCGGTGACCAGGGCAACAATGGATGGTTCAATCTGGGGGGATACCAACGGACTGGTTTTCACCAATAACAAAATCCGAAACTTTGGCTTTGAGGGTGTTCAATGCACTCGGGAGTATGAGGACGGCAGCCCAGAAGCTCCTATCATCATTTCAGACAACTCGATTGATTGTTCAGTCCCATCTGGTGCTTACAAGTTCCCAACGAGTGACCCAGCAGGAACCGCTTCAATGTGGCCTATTTGGTGCGCGTCAAGCTACGCTATTATTTCGGGGAACAACGTGCAAGAGGCTGTATCTCCCATCACAATCGTCAACCCCCCCTCTTCAACCGATCCTAGAAGGTCAGTTATTACGGGTAACCTGATCAACACATCCTCAACGATTGAGCCGACTAGGTGCATTGATACGTTTACCGTTTCCCCTGAAACCTCTGGAAGTGTAGCAATTAAGAATAATCATATCTTTTACAACTACGAATCAGAACACACAGAATCTAGCTATTTGATCGGGATAGTCAGGCATGATAATTCTGTAGTTGAGGGAAACACAGTTACGTTCAGAGGATTTACAACAGATAGCGGGGCCACTGATGTTAAATCCATATTCCGCATGTTTAACTGCAATGACGTTCAGGTAATTAACAATCATGCAAATGACGGGGATGACTTCTTTGATGACAATGGGAGCACGGTGACGAACATCAGGCTTTTTAACAATACATTCAAAAATTCAACGACCCTTTTCAGCGGGGCAACCCCCTCAGGGTATTCTTTTATCACATAGGAAATTGACAAACCAATCTTTTTAGAACCATGGAATACACTTTTTCAAATACGGACCCGCAAGAATTCGTAATCATCCCGGGGAAGACTTATCAGGTCGAAGCTAACGATGGGGACTTGACGATTGAGAAAAAGAAGCTAGACGGGGCTTGGGTTTCAGTCTTTAACGGCCCACTTGCGGACGGAGAACAAAAGATTCTGAGAACGCATAGCGATGGGGCGAAAATCCGAGTCACGGCTTCCGCTGCGGGAACTGAATTTATCATGCTATCCTAGATATGGGATTGATAAACCAAGCTGGTCTTTTTAGTGGTGCTGGGCTTGTCGATAGGGCAGGTCTTTACAACGAGGCTGGTCTCTATGTCCCGGGTTCATTTTCTGGCTTAGCCACCAACCCCGTTCTCGCCTACGAGGCCGAGTCGTCGATGCTTGCGGATGGTGGGGTACCCGCAGCGCAAGGGGATGGTATCTCGACTCTTGACGATCTGACCGCCAACAGTATCGACGCGACCCAGACCACTGCCACCAACCAACCCATCGCTTTTGATGCCGCCAACGGTGGACCATTCGCCAGATTCGACGGCAGCAATGATCGCATGTCGTTCACGCTAGCAGAGTCTATCACAAATGGCACGGTTTTCTTTGCGACGAAAAAAGGTAGCTACGCTGCCAATCTCAATCTTGCGGCTGGCACGCATGATTTCAGCGGGAATAAGATTTCCGGCAATTACTTTTTTTCCAACGATCTGGTCGCGCTCTATCTTTTCGACTACGAATTGAGCGAGACTCAGATCGCTGAACGAAAATCCTACTTTGTCACCAAAGGGGCGGTTGAGGATTATGGTGCACAAAACAGCTTTGCTTATGCGTGGCGACGATGCACCAGCCTGACCAGTTTCCCATTGATTAACACATCGTCGGGAAATGATTTCAAATTTGCTTGGCTTGATTGCACCAGCTTGACTAGTTTCCCGTTGATTGACATATCATTAGGAAGGAATTTTCAATTGACGTGGCGGAATTGCACCAGCCTTGAAGATTTTCCAGCAGGATTTTTCGATAATTGGAATCCCTCCTCAATCTTCAATGGGGTGTTTAATCAAACATGGGACGGCTGCTCATCCCTCACATCTCAATCAGTTGAGAACATCCTGACATCCATCGACACAAGTGGGATATGGGCGACAAATGACGGCACGAGCAGCGGGACAACTCTAAATGATCCCGTCATTGATATCGACTATGATGTATCAACTGGTTCGCTCAGTGCCGCGACGACAACCGCGATCACTAGCCTCAAAGGCAAAGATTGGGAAATCAACATCAACGGCACCTTGCAATGACCGACGAAACACACAGGTATTTCAA